CCTCTCTGCTTGTGTTCCTTGCGTTTCCGCAAGTCTAATATACAGCACCCGAATTATGTTGTCAATGCATTTTTGCAAGTTTTTTATGCTAATTCATTTCTTTCATTTGCATTTTTGCAAGTCTGTGTTAAAATGTAACTACACGAACGGAGGTCAGATTATGGGAGTAAAAGATATTATTAAGAATCGCAGAATCGAATTGAATATGACCATGAAAGAAGTAGCTGACAAGGTTGGCGTCAGTGAGGGCACGGTGTCCCGCTGGGAGTCCGGCGATATCGCCAATATGCGCCGTGATAAAATAATGGCCCTTGCAAAGGTGCTTGACCTGTCTCCGAACGTGATAATGGAGTGGGATGACACCGAACCGGAACAGGAAGAGCACTACTACCTCGATGACGATGCCCGCGAGATGGCTGAGTTCATGCACAAGAATCCGAACTATAAAGTCCTTTTTGATGCGGTCAGAAATGTGTCCGCTGAAGATATAGAATTCGTCCGGCAGATGATAGACCGTACTACAAATAACAATTAGCCATTGTCCGTACACAGGGACAATGATATCTGTATTATGTTGTCATAAATGAAAGGGGGAATCATCTATGATTATCTGTAAACTTGAAGACTTGCCTGTTAAAGTGCGGAGCTTCGTAAGAGAGAATGATATCGATGACTATACCGTAGTCATTAATGCGAGGCTTTCCGCAGAAACTCAACGCAAAAGGTATAAGCATGAAGTCGACCATTTAGAGCGCAAAGAATTGGATAGCGATGAACCGACAGACAGAATTGAATTGAACGCACATAGAAGAAGGTGAATCGTATTGAAAAAGCATTACAGAATGAGTAAAAAAGAGCATAAAAAATACCGTCCCGCCGCATGACCAGGAGACGGTATGTTAGAAGCAAAGCCACGCAGAATGCACAGTCAATTACTTCCCTTAGGCAAGGATAATTGTACCACATTCGAGGGGGCTTATTCAAGTGCGCTATGCATCAGAATGGAGGTACAAATGGCAAGAAAAAAAAATAAGCTTGCATCCGGGAATATCCGGGTGCAGCGTCGTTACAAAGGCGATGACGGCAAGACTCACACGAAGTCCTTCACGGCCCGAACACGCGCCGAAGCAGAGGCCCTCGCCGCCGAATGGCAGGCCCACAGGAGCCAGGTGGTGGACCGGGTGACGGTCGCCGGAGCGGTGAAAAAGTATATCCGCATGAAGCAGGCCGTGCTATCTCCGTCAACCATCCGAAGCTATCTGGGCATGCACAGGAAGTATCTGTCCGGTCCCTTTGGTCAAACTCAGCTCCTTGATGTCACCAACTTAGACATTCAGCTCTGGGTGAGTCAGATATCAGCTGATGCTAGTCCGAAGACGGTCCGCAATGTGTTCGGCCTGCTCTCTGCTACTCTGTCGATGTTCATGCCGGACTTCCCGATACGGGCTACCCTGCCGGCTAAGATTAAGCCAGACCTTTACTGCCCGTCTACTGCCGATATAAAGGCTGTATTGGCCGCCACAGACGATTTACAGCTGAAGGCGGCCATTCTACTGGCTGCAGTCGGAACAATGCGTCAGGGCGAAATCTGTGCGCTTAAATGGAACGATATCAATGGGCGAACATTAAATGTCCGGTCGTCGATGGTAAAGGATCTGGACGGCACCTGGAGCATTAAGGCCCCGAAGACCTTGTCCAGTAACCGGAGCATCCCGATGACCAAAGAAGTCATGCAGCTGCTCCATTCACTGCCGAAGAACCGGGACGGCCGTGTTCTGTCTTATAATCCGCAGCAGGTCGGCCACAGGTTCCAGACAGCCGTGAGGCATGCAGGCGTTCACTGGTTCCGGTTCCATGACCTCCGGCACTACTCTGCCAGTCAGATGCATCTGTCAGGAATCCCTGACAAGTACATCGAAGCACGCGGAGGCTGGCGGGACGGATCCAGCGTCATGAAACGGACATACCAGACGGTCATCGACATTGAAAAGGCACGACAGGATAAAAAGATTCTTGATGTGTTTAAGAATATGATAATTTAGCGGTTGCACGACTAGTTGCACGACCCCTTCAAACCACCGTAGTTATAGGGTTCGCTGTAGGGTTCGAATCCCTCTTCCCCTGCTTTCATCAAACCGCGCAACTAAGCCGAAAACCGGCATGGTTACGCGGTTTTTTGATGTTTTGGATGGTCGAAGATATCACCCCATGACATCAAAATATCACCTCATTTTAACACCTATGTTGCACGAAAGTTGCACGAAATACTGGGGTTTCGAGACCTTGTTGCATGCAACTGCCGGACAACAAAAAGCGCCCGGTCAGCCAAAACCGAGCGCCTGTTCCTAAGAAGGAATTCGTTGAAACATCTATATTATATCACAGAAACCACACATGCATAGCGCCATTTGAATCAGAGATCCAACAAGCCCCCTCGTTTGCGCCTCCGATGTCTTCATCGAGGTAGTACCAGTCTCCACCAATCTCCTGCCATCCGGTGAGCATGTTGCCGGCGTCATTGAAATAATACCAATGCATGCCGTTCTTGGCAGCCAATGCCTGCCAGCCTTTAGCGTCCTTGCCGGATGCCAGGACATATCTCCACTTGCCGTCCTGCTTGTACCAGCCCACCGCCGTAGAACGTGAATATCCGTCCGTAACGATGACAGTGTGGCCCTTAGTCTGCGTCACCAGGATGTCACCCTCGTAGAGTTTTACGGAGCTGGTATATGCCCGTGCAGGCTCGAACAGGCCTGTTGCATTGAGTGCCTGCACTTCATTCCATGTCGTGAAGTCTCCCGGATCCTTCCCGGATGCTTCCTTGACGCACTGCCGTACGAGACTGCTGCAGTCTGCTTCTGTCTTGACCTTTGCATTGGTGCCATAGGTCAGGATGCCATAGCGCCCCGCCTGATCATACCCGATATTAGGGTTGTTGCAGGCCTGCTTCATGGCCGCTGCGATGCCCCTCGCGATATTGGCATCCTTCGGCCTGATAACATACCAGCCCTTCTTGTGGACGTAGAAGCTCTGCATGGAGACCTCTCCGGCATAGTCAGGTTCTGTCCTCTGCTTCTGGTCGCCGGCAGTTCCACCGGAGTAAGTACCCCGTTCATCCACGCGGGCCGAGCCGATGATGATGTTCATATAATCACCTCCAGATATAGAAAAAGCGGGAGCTGATGCCCCCGCTGTTTTAGTTTTTATTTTACATTTCACTTTTCAGTTTAGTTTTTAGTTGATTCTTCAACTTGATTAATCAACTAATCACTTGGATCTCACTTGCACTCAGTAGCCGGTCCCGTACCCTTACGGAGCTTCTCAGCCTCCTCCGGCTGAGCCGGTCCAGCCGCCGGAATGACTGCATCAAACTCCTCCTGCGTCATCATGTCCAGCTCCGGTGTCTTGAAAGTGCTATGCTCCTGGTCTGCTACCTTTTTCTCAAATTCCGGTGTTCTCTCTGCCATTGTCTTCTCCTTCTTAAGCTTTTTTATTGTAGTTCAATGTCGATACCCCGATTAGGATGCCGAGCAGTGTGCCAGCGCAATTAAGCGTAGTCACCACCGCATCCACACGAGGCATGCCCCAAACGGGACCGACCTGCCCTATAAACCAAGCCAAACCGGGCAGTAAAATCAGCCCGACCCACTTGAGCACGTCATACACCTTGTTGCTTATCACTGGATCACCTCCGTAATTTTCTGCTCCTCCGGCATCTTCAAGACCTTACTATAGAGCTCAGTGGCGACGTCATTTCCGCCGAGATTATGGTAAGCCTTGTAGACCTTTTTGATACTCTCCTTTGCGTATATCGGACAGAATCCTTTGTCGGAGTAGCGATTATAGTTACTTACAATGCTCTCACGGAGCAGGCTCTGGACCCCTTCCGCGATAGCTTCATTCTTGGCCTGTTCAGCCTTCAGCTGATCACGCATCAGCTTGAACAGCCACGACAGGACAGCCAGTACCGCCGTGAAGAGCCACTCAAGCCAATGGGCCCCAATAAATGTCAGTAATTCCATGATGTACCTCCGTTTATGTTGAGATATTAGGTGAATCAGGATGACTGCACAGGGAGCTCTAATTGCCATGAGCGGACCTCCTTTCGGACATATAAAAAGCCCGAAGCAGATGCTCCGGGTGTACAACATAAGATATTTACTTAAAGGAGATAAAAAAATGAACCAGGTACAGTCGATTATGTCCCTTATGAAACATGACCTTAATGCCTCGCAGCTAGCAAAGCTCCAGTCCGTACTGGAGGCTGTACTGGCCGTGCAGAAGGAACTGCCGTCCGTCGATGACCTTATCAAGCGGTTCGAAACTTCCAAGCGCCTGATGGGTATCAAGGATACTTCCCTCTGCCAGTACACGCTGGAGGTCAGGATGCTTGCAAAGAATATGTCGAAGCCACTGAATCAGCTGACGACTACCGACATCAAAGACTACCTATCGCGGTATCGGTCCGAGCACAGCATCAGCATGGTCACCATCCAGAACAAGCTGCGCTTCCTGTCATCCTTCTTTGAATTTATGTTAGATGACGGATACATCACGAAGAATCCAATCAAGGGCATCGGCCGCATTCTGGTGGAAAAACGTATTAAGAAGGCCTTCACGGCAGAAGACCTTGCACGAATACGGGACTCATGCCGAACGCTCCGTGACCGTGCGCTGGTCGAGTTCCTGTATTCGACCGGATGCCGTGTCTCTGAATGCACCGCCCTGCAGGTCAAGGACATAGACTTCCGGGCCGATGAGCTGATAGTCTTCGGAAAGGGACACAAGGAACGCGTCTGCTACCTTAACAAAATCGCAAAGAACTACCTCCGGGAGTATCTCCGCAGCCGGGATGCCGCACATGATGCTCCGCTCTTCTGTCATACCAGGCTGGATGCGCGCCTCACTCCCAGAGCCGTCGAACTCATCCTTAAGGACATCGGTCAGCGGGCCGGCGTGGTGAACGTCCATCCGCATAGGTTCCGCCGCACCTTTGCGACTGACCTGTGGAAGGCCGGAGTTCCAGTGGAGACCATCCGCATCCTTATGGGGCATACCAATATTGCCACCACCCTCAGATACATAGATATAGACCCGTGCGGCGTCAAGCAGGCGTTCACACGGGCTCAGAAGGTGATGGCAAGAGGTAAATGACTCTTTAGAATCTGCAGTGTATACCGGCATGATTGGTGAGAGTCTTTCGATAACCGGCGGAGTATTGTATGCGAGAAGGATTGGAAGGATTGTTAACTACATTTGGCTTGGAAATGCTAATAATGTTGCTGATGACACCCCTGTCGGAACTCTAGCGGTGGCATTTAGGCCAACTGCAGATACTTATTTTGTTATAAGAAACAACCTTACATCGTACAAGGGCAGTTACATAGCAATAACAAGTGGCGGAATTGTAACAGCGTACGGCGGAGGAGGAGCAAGAGGCAGAGGCAGTTGCTGTACTATTGCTTCAACTGAGCATGTCTAAATGACTCTTTCGGGTATACAATTCGGTCTGTTTTGCCATTGCCGAGTGGATACTCATTGCATGGAATAGATATTCCGGAGACAGCCTATTGTCCGAGTTGGACTGATGGCCCTACTAACGCAAGTGCAGCCGGATACACATTAAATCTTCCTCACATGGATAATAAGCGTTATAAGAAAGTATTTTACATGCCTTATAATTCTAACAATTTGTATTATACGACATGTAATGATGGCGTCTGGAGCGCGTGGACGAAAATCATATAAGTAAATGACTCTTTAGCGAAATGGAATTTGACTACAGCAACGTTAACGCAAATGGGCATTTACGGCAGCGATAGGATCTATTTCCGGTTTTTCTATGCGACAGGTTCATACTTTGACCTTATATTCAAAATGGTTGGCAAGCAAATCGTGTTAGATTACTACGACGCGCCAAGCCAAACCACAAGAAACTATTGGACCGGAACGCTTAACTAATTAATAGCTATTTAATAAACCATATTGATATATCCATTAACTTGTCACATAAACCGCATCTAGCATTATATTTGTTGAAGTCACACCATATATGGCTAATGTTTTGTTTGTGCCCGAAATAAAATAATATCCGGATTTACCATCTTCACGATTGACTAACGGGCCGACAAAGTTCCCGGACACGTTCAAATTACTCAGAATTACCGTCCCGTCCGTCTTTGTCCCATTCCGCAACGATAAGTGAAAGCATACCAATTTGCCGAACTGGTACATAAGGCATGTCCCATTAGTTATCCATCCGTTGGCAAATGTGGATAGTGCTTCGTAGTGACAAGAAGAGTCATTTAACGAAGAAAGTCCACCGGTGACCGTGCCGTTCCCGATGGAGCTGATGTCAGTCGTGCCAAGCATCTTATACAGGAATCTGATGTTCTTAAACATCTGGCTCATCTTGGCGAAGATGCTCTTGTGAGTCTCGCCGCTGTCTACCTTTGTGACGGGTGTCCAGGATGTCGCCGAGCCGTCTGCCACGTCGGATGATGTGAAGGTCGCCACAGAGTTCTGCGTGTCATGGATGGCATCGTCAATCGTGTCCATGTTATCATTGATGTCCTGGATGTCTGCAAAGTCCGTGTACTCCGGCTTTTTCAGATTAAGGTTTGTAGTGTTCTGCATGATTTATTCCTCCTGCCACTTATCATTAGCTTTGACATCATCCCACGTGTCAGCGCCGCTGTTCCAGGTCTCCGTCCAGGTGATGGGCGCGAACCGGCTCCACCTGTTGTAGATAATCCTGACTATAACATCCACGTCAGCCGGAGCCATTGCCCGCATAATCTCGTATACGGAATCGACCTTCAGCATCTGAGCCAGGAAGATTCCCACGTTGAGCGTCTTGTCCGGCACGCTGATGGAAAGGTTATAGTACTCTCCGACCATCGCCGCCAGGACTTCGTGGAACTTAGGCTCCGTGTACGGCAGGGATGATGCCCAGCGCCCTTTGATAGCTATCCGGCGCTCGATGAGTGTCTCATCACCCACCAGCTGGATACCGATGATGCTCTCCCAGCGCTCGCAGGTCGCTTCGTCCATAGTGTCAAAGTACTGGTTTTCGAGCTGCTTACCCAGCGCCGCCCACAGGAGCCGGAGCTCCTTGTCGTAGGCCGCCGCAATACGCTGGAATTCTTCGATATTCCTGATGTGCTGAGGGTAGTAGTGAATGGTATCAACAGGTCTTGCCATCTGCTACACCTCCTTAATGCACCACCAGCGTGCCCATGACCGGGATTTCGTCAGAATCCAGGTGCAGGTTAGTCGTGCTTCCGTTCAGCGTCGTCCCCTGGATGTCCGTGACACCGGTGACGTTAAGCACTGCCGCTTCCAGCCTGGACACGTACACAAGAGCCTCCGTCCTGGCATCACCTTGTGACCATGCCTCGGCGATGCTCTCGATGTAGCCCTCGATTGCCGCTGTAATCTGCTCCCCGATGGTTGCCCAGCTGTAGCCCGGAGTATATGTGATGGTGGTCTCCACGTTGACTGTAACGGCCGTTACAGCCTCCACGGTGACGTCATGGTCAATGGGCGCATAACCGTAACCTGTGCCGCCGTCTGTGGGCACCAGCGCCTCCTGGATCTGGTCAATGAGGTAGCTGGACGGGACGCTGTAGTCCGCCGCGATGACCACCACCTTGACCGTGCCGGGTCCATCCCATACGGGGTAGACCTTGCAACCGCCGACGCCGTCAATTCCGTTGACGATGCCCTTGTATGCTGTGATGTTTCCGCCGAAAGACTCTGTCCCGAAGGATTCCAGGTAACGTCTATATAATTCTTCCTGGGTCTCGATATCGTCGCCAGGGATAAGCACCTCCGTGATGACCGCTGACGTCAGCCCATCCACATAGTCAATGGGTACAAGGTTGCCAAGCAGCTCGTTCGGGCCGCTTCCTGCTTCTTCGCACATTGCCTTGTAGATAAAGTTGACGCCGTCTAATTCTTCCGTGACAACGTAGTTGTATCCCTTCAGGCTTGCACGCCATCCAATCGGCAGGGCTGTGTTCGCCGTGACAGATACATAAGCATTCGTTGCCGGCTTCCGGGTGAGCCCACGGTTGGCAGCCACTCTGACAAGGCCGTCGATGTCCGCCGTATCAGCAAAGCATTCGTTGAGGATGTAGTTCGCCTCGATATACAGCTTCTCCAGCTCGAATGCCAGCACGCTCAGCGCATTGAATACCAGGCTGCCCTCGCCCTTCTGGATGCCGTCACCGGCCTCTGCCTTCGCGTCTGCAAGCAGATTCTCATAAGTCATTGATTCATACATCTTCCTCTACCTCCAAACTGCCGAAGGATGTGATGACCGTGCAGGTGATATGCAGCAGGTCACCGTTGCGGGTGACTTCAAAATTCTCAACAGCGCTGATGTATGGATTTACAAAGAGTGCGTCTTCCAGTTCGGTCAGGACATCCGCATTCAAATACTCATCTGTCAGCACCTGGCCGATGTACTGTTCGAACTCCGTGCCGTACTGCCAGGAGTAAATCGGGAATCGGAATCGCGGTGTCTTCAGGCAGCACCAGATCCATACCTTCACGGCCTCGATGCCCTCGACAATCTCACCTGTCAACTGACCGGTCTCGAAGTTGATGCCGTACTCACGCGGCACTGCCAGCACCTGCGCGGCCGCCGTATTCTCACTAATTTCAGTAGCCATAAAAGATGGCAAAAGGCTCATACACTCACCATCCTTTCAATTACCAGGAACGTGCTGTCATCCAGCTGATAGGCAAGTACCACATCCCCTGCCGCAAGTGCTGAAGAATAACTGGAAGAGTCCGTCAACGCTGCACCATCATGGCAAGTGCCTGCTACCTTCGTGCAGATAGGTGCCATCAGGTGGGATGCTATCCGCAGGTTCGGGGAGGTTATGAGCATCTGTCCGACCTGGAGAACGTTCGGGCCTGCCATCTGGCAAAGCTGGAGGCCGCGCCCTGTCTGACGCTCGCCGCCCATCATGGCCGCCATGTCATCAGTCCAACTCACTTCGTGCTCGCCTCCTTCTTCTTGCTCTTGCTCTTCTTGTCCTTGTCTTCTTCCTTGACTTCCTTCGTGTTCATGATGGCCTCGAACTCCAGCTCCAGCTCCATCGTGTGGACGCCGTTCTGCCAGGTGTGACTGTCGGAACTTATCCAGTACCGCCCGGAGAGGCCGGTGGCCGCATCGTGAAGCATGACATAGTAGCAAGACAGGCAGTTGATGTCGCCCAGCGCGTTAATCTTAATCTTCTGCTGGGGCTTGACCTTGAGCATCTTGGTTGCCGCTGTAGTCGGATCTACACCCTCTTCCTGCTTGTAAACTTCTTGGAATATGCCGAACTTACCAGCGGAATCGGTATCATTGACCTCTCCAATCTGGTTGCCTTTGTCGTCGTAAACCTTCACGCGGTTCACGATGGCGTCCATGCTCTCGGAGAAGTTGCTGGCCGTGATGTTTGAAGAATCCGACAGGGTGAAGCCGTTAACTATCCACTCGGCCTTATACACGCCCAGACCACGCTTGTAAATCATGGCAAAGTATTTGTCGCCGGTGATCTTGTGGGCCTTTGTGTAGGCCGCCATGATGATGTCATAGAGGCTCATCTGGTCACAAATCAGGGAGGCGATGTTGACGCCGGTTACATAGATGGACGGAATGCCGTCAGCGTACCGGAGGGGAAACTGCACATCTGCCGCCACCTGCATGGTGATGGCCTCCGGCGTTACGTTCTGGAAGTTGTACTGGCCTTTCGACTCCAGCAGATGCTTCATCGGGTCCGATGCCGTGAAGGTAATCGTCCCAATGTCGCTCGATTTCTCAATCCCGAATATCTGCCCGTAGAAAACCTCTCCTTCCTTCTCGTCTTCCAATGACACCAGGTCACCGACAGACACGGCCGGAATCTTAATAGTCGGGTCATACGGGTCATTAACATAAGCGAAATCCAGAGTCCTGCACGCGGATGAGGCGGACCCTTTCCACGTCACGCTTGCACAGGCTCCGGTGATGTCATACTGCTGACCACTGTCAGGCTTATAAAGCTGTACCCTCATGATTCAACCTTTGCACTCGGAATAGTCAGGGTCATGCCATCCATTATCATGTTCGGGTCCGCACCGATGGCTGCCTTATTCTGCTCGTATATTGCATGCCAGTCTGCCGAACCTGTCAGCTGACGGGCAATGGTTGAGAGGCTGTCCCCTGCCTTGACCGTGTAGGTCGTGCCGGTGGTTGTCTCCGGCTCCGTTCTGGGGCTCTCTTCCAGCGTCTTGCCTTCTACCGCAACGGCATCCGGCTGACTCTGTTCCAGGCTGGACAATGTCACCACCTCAGATGTGCCTACAGACACGCCTCTATGCTCCTTAAAGGTCAATGTATAATTGATGTCTCCGGTGCCGTCGTTCTCGGACCACTCGAAGGATTCGATGCGGCATCGGAGACGGATCGGCGTGCCGGTAATAAGGAGGCGCAAAGTCCCGGCGCGCTTTATTTTCTCCACGAGCTTCACACAGCTCGATGGGGACTTGATATTACGGTATGAGCAATATTCCGGGTCATACCTTTTCGGGAAAAATGAAGAAAATGAGATGGACTGGAGGGCTCTTTTGCCTCCCAGATCCACCTCACCTAATGCGTTAATATCAACAGACTGGTTAGACTGCGAGGAACTGACCGTATACTCTGACGGCAATACAGGTATCCTCAGCTTCTTCCTGCCTTTAAGCCATATCTCCACTGAATGAATACCCTCCTCTCATGGATGCCGCCATCCGAAGCTTACGAACGACTGCATCACCGATTCTGTCAATGTCTGCATCCTCGCGTACCACAATCTGGTCTGCCAGTTTGGCGATACTGATACCGCCGCCGATGGGCGTGTTCAGACTTGCCTCATGCGGGATAATCTGCGTACCTCTCGGCAGGTTCATCAGCTCAGGTCCCTTCTCACCTACGGTGGTCCAGCCGCCACGCCAGTTCGGAGTACCAGATGCGTTCACACCTACACCATGCAGGCCGCCTGAGCCGCCGGTGCCCAGAGTCTCAAGCGCATTCTTTGCTTCTTTAACCTTGCCGATAACACCGTCAAGTGCTGTCTTGATGCCGTCAATTACAGCCTTGAATGCACTCATGACACCGGAACCAACTTCTCCGAGAGCGTTCCATGCGGATTCCCAATCACCATGCACTATGGCATTTACGAAGTCTACAACGCCCTGCACCGCCTGGCTGATGCCGTCGATAACACCGGAAAGTGTGGTGATAATCGGTTCTGCTACGCTCTTGATAAGCTCCCAAGCCGCACCCCAGTCACCGTTAGCGATGGCCGTGATGAACTGAACTACCCACGATACTGCATCCGCAAGGCCGCTGATGACTAATGCAATGCCGTCAATGATAGGCCCTGCTACGGCTCCAAGAGTGGCAAATGCACCACAAAGGAAGTCTGCAAGCATATCGCCGATGAGTGTGATGATAGGCATCACAGCAGAACCGAGCTTGCTGAACGCCTGACCGAGTCTCTCCATCGCAGGACCGACTACAGCCATGACCTGCTGTCCTACTGCCTTGAACTGGTCAAGGTGTGTGATAACCACTAGCACGATGGCCGCAATAGCCGCCAACACGCCGATAACAACACCTAGCGGTGCGCCAAGTGTAGCCGCCAATGCTTTCAGCGGGCCTCCTGCCTTAGCAACAAACTGAAGAGCACCTCTGACCTTAGACAGGGCATCGAACAGCTTAACTCCGACTCGGATTATCTTACCGAAGGCAAGTAATGCCGGACCAACTGCCGCAGCCATAGCCGCCCACTTGACGATCTGCTGCTGCTGTTCGGGTGACATCTGACGGAATTTATCCACAAGGCTCGTCAGTTTCTCGATAAACGGAACTATAGCAGTAGCGCTGGCCTGACCAACTTTGTACTTAAATACATCAAATGCCGATGACAATTTTTCGAGCGGCGTCATCATTGCATCAGCTGCATCCTGTGCATTACCGCTCGCACCGTCGATGTTGTCCTTCATTCCCTGAAGGGCATCCAGGCCGGGGCCGTCCATAAGCGCAATCCACTTGGATGCCTGGTTCTTACCAAAGATAGCAGATGCAGCTGCCAGCTTCTGCTCATCGTTCAGCCCTCTGAACGCGTCTTGCAGGATGCTCAGGGTCTCAGGCATGGACTTCAGAGAACCGTTCTCAAACAGTTCGCCCGCGATGCCTAACTTCTGAAGTGCTTTCTGTCCTTCTTTAGCCGGAGCAGCCAAACGCATGAGACCTGTATTCAATGCTGTCGCGCCTTCGGATGCACCGATGGACATATCTCCAAATACGCCCGTCAGGGTAGCCAAATCAGAGAACGACCATCCGACCGTCTTGAATGTCGGACCTGCCACAGACATGGCATCAAACAGGCCCTGCACATCAGTGTTCGCCTGCGCCTGTGCCTTCGTGAACATATCAGCATAGTGTGTTGCCTCATCAGCTCCAGCACCGAATGCTTTCATGGTGTTGCCCAGACCGCCGGTAACCGTGTCGAGATCTGTCGCAGTACCTGCTGCTAGGTTCAGAGCCGGTGCCAGCATATCAGCCGACTCGGCTGCATTGAAGCCTTGCCGCGCATAGTTAACCAGAGCGCTCGCGCCTTCCTCTATCGGGAAAATTGAATTAACCGCCGCACTCTCCAGTGCTCCAGAGAGGTCAGCGGTGGCATAGGCGCTCTCGCCCATCGTGGCCCGCACAAGTTTAAGCTGCTTGTCAACGCCCTCGAAGGTCTTATAAGACATGGCGCCCATACCGACGATAGGCATTGTAACCGCAGTGGTCAGCGTCTTACCGGCCTGTTCGAATCCCTTGCCAATCTTATCGACTGACCTTCTGGTCTTGTCACCAGCCTTTGACGCCGATGTCATCATGTTCATAGCACTCGACATCGGGCCCGTGAATTCATCTTTAAGGCGGAGTATAGCGTCTATAACTCTGCTCATCGTTTACCCCTCCTCTGTCTTCTCTGCTTCTCAAGCTCCTTCGATTCCTTTTCTCTCTCATCGACGAGCTTAGCTAGGAATGCCCGGACCACTATCTTCTCGCCCTCTGGGAGCAGATAGAAGTCCGACGGCTTCCAATTGAATTCACGGAAGAGGATGTACATGTTCGTTACATCGCCGCCCTCCTCCGTGTAGATTAGTTTTTTACTTCTGCCACGACATCAGAACCGCCGAACCCGGACAGCTCTGTCACGGCATCACCGATAGCCGCAATCTCTGACGGCTTGAACAGCTTCTCCAGCAGTTCGCCCGGTGTGCTGCACTGGAATTTCTCCAGCAGGTCCTTGTTCTTAAGATCCGGGTCAGACATGCCAGCCAGACACAGACTGATGTTAACATCAAAAGCCTTGTCATACTGGA